GAGGATTTTTCTGAAGAAGAACTAGAAGAATATGTAGAAGTAATCCTTGAGATTGAAGAATACATAGATGATATAGAAGTATTTGAAACAGAGATAATTATTATTGAAGAAGATATAGACCTAATAGATATATTTATTGCTAATGATTTATTCCCACCAGATCCAGAGGATGTATTAAAGGATCTGGAATCTGTACAAGATCAGCTAAAGGAAGATGAAGAAGTTATAATTGTTGAGGAAATTATTGAAGAAATTATAGAGGAAGAAGATGAAGTCTTTGAAATATTTGACATCTTTGAAGAACCAGATGATGAAGAAGTACTTTCTGAGGAGATGGTTGAGGAAGAAGTTGCAGAGCTAGAAGAAGTTATAGAAGATATTATTGTTATTGATATACCTGAAGCTACTGAAGAAGAGATAGAAGAGTTTACTGAAGAGGAGTTAGTTGAGTATGAAGAAGCTAAAGAAGAAGCAATACAAGAGTTTGTGGAAGAACTTACCGAAGAAGAAGTTGTTGAAGTCTTAGAAGAAGTCAATGACATTGGTGTACAGAATCTATCCGAAGCCACAGAAGAAGTACAAGAGATAGTCCAGGCTGTAGTTGAAGAAGCTATTGAAGATATAGAAGAACTCACTGAAGAACAGGTAGAAGTTGTGGCTGAAGTACTACAAGTAGAAGCAGAAGATGTTGAGATTATTGCTGAAGCTGTTAAGGATGATGAGATAGTAGCTGAAGCAGTAGAAGAATATGTTGAGAGAGCTGTAGAAAATAAGGATGTAGAGAACTATACACTTGCTGATGTTGTTACAGAGGTACAGTATGAGGAGTTCTTAGAGAATCCAATAGAAACTTTTGTGGACTTTGAAGATATATCAGAGATAACCATTGATAATATTGGTGATGATATGACAACAGACCAGAAAGAAAAAGCTCAGGAGGTAGTAGTTCCTGTAATTTTGACTAGAATAGCTAGTATGGCTGCGTTTATATTTAGGAAAAGTTAATGATTAAGAAGATATGGTCTTGGTTTGTAGAGATAATTAAAGAAACTTTAAATCTTAGTTGGACATTAGTAGGTTTGGTTATAGCCACACTTACATTGACTGGTTCAGCTCAACAGGTTACAGGTCTTGCGACTTTAATTACATTAGGTATATGGCTACTCACTATTAGATTTAGAAAATGAGTTGTTACACTGAAAAAAGAAATGGTACTTATGTTACAATATGTACCTGTAAGTACGGACACAGATAGGAGATACAATGAAACTACAAGTAGTAAGAACACAGTTCGGTAAAGATGCAACCAATGGTTTGTTATTTATTGATGGAATATTTGAGTGTTATACATTAGAGGATCAGTACCAAGCAGTAAAAGTAATGCACGAAACCTGCATACCTGAAGGTACATACGATATAAAGTTTAGAAAGACTGGTGGATTCCACGCTAAGTATTCAGCTAGATATAAGAATGCACACTATGGTATGTTACATTTACAAGATGTACCTGGCTTTCAATACATACTTATACACACAGGTAATACAGATGAACATACATCAGGTTGCCTGATCTTAGGAGAAACACAACAAGACTTAGATATAAACTTTAATGGTATGGTCGGAAGTTCAGCTGTAGCGTACAAGAAAATGTATGCGAAGGTAGCAAATCAATTACTACAAGGTAAGGAAGTTACCATAGAATACAGCAAGATAGACTTAGGTGGTAAGGAATTAAGTAACACTGCTAGTCCAGATTTCATTAAACCTGATAGTGTTTATGAAAAACTCCAAGAGATAAGTGGGGAGATTCAAGTACTCTCTGCTAAACTTGATGGAAAGGACATTGTATAATGTTTGAGAAACTAAAAAGAGCAAGAAACCAAGAGGGTAAGTTCAAGAAGGACTTATGGTGGACTCCTTGGAACGATTCGTGGGAGTATACATTGAGCGAAGAGCTTAAAGATATGATTGAAAGAACTGCCTGGACCTTCATTGAAGCGTTCATTGGTGCATTAACAGTTGCACCTTTAGTAGGTGTAGATGCTGGAGCACTCCAGTTAGCTGCACTTGCAGGTGGTGGTGCTGCATTAGCAGTTGTCAAGACATACGCAAAAAAACAAATAACTAAGTAGCAGATTTAGTCATTCCACCTGTCTATAATAGTCTTAACAGGAAGGCTGCATATGACAGATGAATTAGGCAATAACTACTACAAGTCTGGTTGGCAACCATCAATAGAGTTTGACGAAAACACTGGTAAAGGTGAGATAACTTATGTTGGTACTGACCGAGACTACAAGAATAAGTACGACTCAATCCTAGAAGATTGGGGGTTTGACCCCAAATATTATAAAATAGAAGGTACAGTTCGTGCTAGTTCTTGGAACACACAGCTCAAGGGTGGCGAAACAGCCACCTTTTTTGCATTTAAAGGGATAGTAAAGAGGAAGAATCCTGCATTAGATGAGTACTTTGATGAGCTATGCAAGATATATTTAAAGAAACCTAAGCTAAAGAACACTAAGTTTGGTGGTGATACTGCCTTTATATGGACAATGGCTGACTGGCAGTTAGGAAAAGCAGACTATGGGGTAGAGAATACCCTTAAACGCTACGAGGAAGCTCTTATAGAGGGGGTTAACCAGGTCAAGGCACTGCGTAAGGGTGGAACAGAGATAAATGAGGTATTTTTACTAGGATTAGGAGATTTAACAGAGAACTGCGACCAATCTTTCTATTCATCTATGCCATTTAACATAGAACTTACCCTATCACAGCAATATAAACTAGCAAGACAGTTAATTATGCAGACAGTTGATACATTTCTACCACTTGTGGACAAGATTACACTCTGTGGTATAGGTGGTAATCACGGAGAGATGACTAGATCTGGTAAAGGACAGGTATTATCTGATAGATTAGACAACTCTGATATGATGCACTTTGAAATAGTCAAAGAGATAATGAAACAAAACCCTAGATATAATAAAGTAAAGGTTATTTTACCTACTGACTACCACCATTTACTAGAGATTAAAGGTAAAGCTGTGGCTATAACACACGGACATATGACTACAGGTGGTGCAGGTCCAGAAGGTAAGATAATGAAGTGGTGGCAAGGACAAATGTTTGGTTGGTTGCCTAGTGGTGCTGCTGAAATCTTAATTACAGGTCATTATCACCACCCAAGAATGCTTAAACAAGGTAAGAGAACTTGGTTTCAGTGTCCAAGTATTGATTCAAGTAAAGATTTTACTGCAAGAACTGGTATGTGGAATGATCCTGGTGTCTTAACCTTTACGATAGATAAGAATGGTTGGAGTAACTACAAGATAGTTTAGTTTTTAAAATGTTGATTAAGATTTAGTCTGTAATCTATACATTCATCAGAACAATACCACCAAAATTCACTTTTAAGTCCTGCATCTATATATGGTTGATCGGTATAAACCATTTCTTTTCTTTTGTAGTAGTAAAAACATTCAGTACATACTTCTTGTTTATTAAATGTCTGTCTAAATATTTTTACAAATTGATCAAACATAGATTTGTATTTATTGTTTCTATTATGCTCTTCGTGAACAACTAAATATTTTGATAGTGTCCAGTATTTTTTAAAATGGAAATATTCTCCATTTAATATTTCTTTAAACACCACAATATCCCTCACATTCATCATCAAATAAAGAACCTTGATAAATTTTTTTGTCTTTTTTAAAGTCAATATCTTTTAATGGAACTCTACTATTATGTATAAATAATTCTGTTCCTAATTTTTTTACAAACTGACTTTCTTTATTGCTTCTTAATTTATCATCAAATTCAACTGCAAATTTAAAATTTTCAGGTTGTTCTTCTTTAAACCTTTGCCAATCTTCGTTGCTGTGGTATGGACACATAATACAAGCTGACCTTGGTGGTGTTGGAAATCCTAAAGATTCAAAATAATGTAAGCAATCGTGTCTTGTAATTTTATTTTCTACCAATGGATAGCAGTGAACAGCCCATTTATTAGGTGGATATTTTGCTCGTTGTATTTCATCAAAAGAAATACCCATAACCATCTCAACAACTTTACCTCTTAAATTTTCTACTTCTAATAATTCTCTAATTTTTTTATTTATAGGTTGTATTTTATATCTATCTGTACAAGTTCTAAGTGTCATACCTTTTGATTGGTCTTTATTAATTGTATAAACAGGAATACTAGCAAAAAATCCAGTTGGCGACATAATATCTTTTGATATATCTCCTGTGTTTCTATCTTCTTTGACTATTAATATTTTAATTTTATCTTTTACTTTATCTTTTAGAAATTCAAACCAATCATATACTTCTTGTGGTTCGTTGCCTGTGTCTGCAAATATAGCAACATCAACTGGTGCTATTTCTCCATTATATATTTTCATTAAAAGAGTAGAGCTTTGAACACCTGCACCTAAAGAGAGTACACGAAGATCAGGTTTTTTATTAATGATTTTATCATCAGCTAATCTCATTTCTTTTAAGTGCTTCATACTTCTCCTGTTAGATGAATACATTTATGTAGTTCTTCGGTAAATTCTTCGCCACAATCCTCACAATTAAAAAGATAATCGTAAGTGTCTGTCATTATTCAGCCAATGTTAGTAAGCAAGTATTACAACACATATAATCTTTACTTGTAAATGGGAATGTATGACTATCTCCACAAATAAAACAAATAAACTTTCTTATCTCTTTAGGTGTATATCTATTCTTAAATATAAAGTTCTTTAAATAAAATAATATATTAAGTATCATTCTTCTTCTTCTGAAGGTGTAACAACTAACTCTACATTAGCCATTATCCCTAACAGTTGAACCTTCCCAGCTTTATTAATAATAGAATGTTCTTTAAAGATTGGGTGTCCACCTTGTGTCTGACCATTAGGTAGTGCAATCTCTGGTGTCTTTCTATTTAATAGTTCCTTTAATAGAACTACTGGATCTGCTTCATTAACTGATAAGTCGCTCATTTGTCCTCCTTATTTTCTATTCTTTCTTTTGCAAAATCAAAGTAATCTTTATCTAATTCCACTCCAATAAACCATCTTTTCATTTTACTACATACAACTCCGACAGTACCTGTTCCCATAAAAGGATCAAACACTACATCACCTGGTTTAGTAAAGTTATGTAATATCTTTTCAATTAATTCTTCTGGAAAAGTAGCTCCGTGTTCTTTGTTTAGTTTCTTTCCTCTTTTAATATCCCATACATTAGACAATGTACCTCTATCAAATGTAGCTGTGTCAAACTTTCTGGATATTGCGTTATCTTTATCAAATACAAGTATTACTTCATACTGACTATTCAATACTTTCTCTCCCATAGCAGGTTGTGCGTTTACCTTGTTCCAAATGATTACTTCTTTAAGCTGTTCATTAAACTCTCCCATTAGTTTGAACAATGCTCTCTTGTTACCTGTTAAAAATTGAACATTATAAAATACTAAGTCAGAAATTTGTAGTAAGTAATGTATTACTTCTTTATTAAATTCATAGTATTCTTCCATACTTAGGTCATCAGAAAAGTTTTTATATTTAGTTGATATTTTACTTTTTTCAGTTCTTTTTAGATACTTACCATATTTAATTCGTAAGTTCATATTGTATGGTGGACTTGTTATGGTTATATGTGCTTGACTAGAGAACATATCTTCTTTCATATATTCTAAGCAATCACCATTGAACAAACTGTTCATATCTTCTTTCCATA